AAACAAAAACCGACTGAAGACGATCGCCGAGATGCTCAACATCTTGTACAATATCACGTTTATGATACTATATGGGACGGTGTTACATATGAAGATCGTTACAATTGGCTGAGACTTAATTTGCCTATATGTAGAACAATGACACTTATTGCTAATACTACAGTTGATACTATGGCTGAAGCTAAAATGTTACACGATGTACACTTGGCTCAAGGCTACGAAGGCTCTATGCTACGTACAAATGGTTTATATGAACAGAAACGATCTTACAATTTACAAAAATTTAAAGACTTTCATGACACTGAAGCTATAATCACAGGATATGAAGCAGGTAAAGGTAAGCGACAAGGCACGCTTGGTAAGTTTATTATGACAGATGACGAAGGTAATGAGTTCGGTTGTCCACCGGGCAAAGGATTTACCTACAAGGATTTGAAATTAATACTCGATAACATTCATGACTATATCGGTCAGCGTGCTACCTTTACTTATTTTCAAAGAACACAAGCAGGTAGTTACAGACACCCGCTATTTAAATGTATACGTAATTATGAGTAAAGTAATATGGAAATTATATAATGACAATATGATCAGCGAAGAAGTTGCTCATATATTGTTAGACGCACACTACAATAGATTAAATAACAAAAGATACAGATGAATATATTTTATTTAGACTCTGATCCAGTTAAAGCTGCGCAGATACAATACAATAAGCATGTGGTTAAAATGATCTTAGAATCAGCCCAGATGCTTTGTACAGCACATCATTGTTATGGTAGTTCAGAACAAAAAGCAAATGTGCCTTACAAGCAAGCACATTTAAATCACCCTTCAACAATATGGGCTAGACGATCAAGAACAACTTACATGTGGTTGTACGACCATATGATCGCTCTTGGTAAAGAATATACAAAACGGTACGGTAAAGAGCATCTTACTATTACTAAATGTAGAGATTTTTTATCTATACCGCCTAGACATATACAAGGTGATGAATGGGTTGAACCACCACAGTGTATGCCAGATCAATATAAAGTACCCGGATGTAGTATAACTGCATATTGGAATTATTATGAGCAAGAAAAATATACAATTGCCGCAAAAAACGAAGAACTAATATTTAGACCAGAAAAATATGAGAAGAAAATTATACAAGCATTTAATTGAAACAGACGTATTTGGTATCCGTACCAAAATTAAGAATTTTGTTAAACCAAGGGTGACAAAAGCCCGTAAAGATAATAAAGTAAGAGGCTAATGTCATATGAAAGAAACATGAAATGGTTAAACGATCGTAGAATAAATTACAGGTGTAATCCTGTTAATGATAAACCTACTATCGAAACCGCATTGTATAGTTACTATGAAAATGGTACATACGAATGTTATCACTTGTTTCGTAGTAAAGCAAAGATTACAACATATAAATCTTTGAAGTGGCATTTTTATGTTTTATATTATCTTAACCAAGATATGTACAAAGATGAAAACGCTTTACCGTTTTTTCTATTATTTAAATTTATAGCTAACAAAGAAAATGGTTTTGTAACATTTTTTATAAGCGATAAAAAACTAGAAGAAATGATTAAAGATGTTCTTGATAATGGTGGTGAACCACCTGTAAACAAGAAGCGTAAGATAATATTTAAAGACTATAGCGGTTTAACACCTAGCGAAAAAATGAGTATCGTTGGTAAGCTTGTCGGTAGATCTAGTCGTGTAGATGGTGAAGCAATTTATCAATGCATGTTAGATTTAAACGATATGGGTAAAACAATAACATGGAGCAGAATAGCAGGATTGTTAAACTGTTCTACTAGAACCATACAGCGCAACTTAAATGATGCGTTGAAAAAAGAAAAAGTAATATTAAATCAAGAAATATGAAAGAATTTAACGAGTGGATGGCACGTATAGGCAACATATACTATGCTAATAACAAGCTAATGGAAAAAGCTTTTGAAAAAATTGAGAAGAATGAAAAAGTATAATATAAAAAATTATATAAGATACAAAGAAGATCTTAAAAATTCTATGCCTGAAGATAAGTTTTACGATTATTATACTCGAGATGAACTTATTGTTAAGTTTCTACCTCTTGTAGAAAATCTAGCTCGTAAATTTTCGACTACACAACAAGCGTCAGGAGTATTAACTATAATGGATATAATACAATGTGGCGGTGAAGCTTTAACAAAAGCAGTTGATAGAATAGACTGGCTGCAATTATCTGAATCTGAAGACATAGAAAAAACTTTAAAATCATTTTTATCTAAAAGAATTAAAGGTGCTATACGTAGACGTATTGACATGGCTAGGGGTGATATGCGTATACCAGAACATAAACTTAATGAAATACGTAGAAATCCTAAAGATAAGAAAATGGTAGAAATATTCTTTAATAGTATATTTTTATCTATTGATGCTCAGGTTACTAATGACGATGAAGAAAACATGATGTATCAAATAGCTGATAAATCAGAACCGTATAATATACAATTAATAAATGTATATTTAAAAGGTTTAATGCAAAAGCATTTAACATACAATGAATATGAAGTGTTAAGACTTAGTTATGGTCTTGACTGTGACAAGCACTCTGCTAAAGAAATTGCTGACAAATTAAACATAAAAGGAGTTGGCAGTTATGTAAGAGTTTCAGAGCTTAAAAAACAAGCTGTACAAAAACTAATAGACAATGTTGATCACTCGCAAGTGCTTGATATAGTGTAAGTTAGATATGTAAAACATTAAATCAACGTGTAATTATATTAATACACCAAACAATAAACCATATGACACTAAACGATAAACTGGCTAAAATCCAGACACAATTTAAATCTAAAAAATCTAGGTTTAATTCATTCGGCAAATACTACTTCAGATCCGCCGAAGACATTCTCGAAGCAACAAAACCTTATCTCACAGAGTTAGGAGTAACAGTAACTATTAACGAAGAATTAGTTGATACAGCTGTTATAAAAAGCACCGCATCAATAACTGATGGTAAAGAAACAATTAATGCTACAGCAGTAGTAGGAGTTGACTTAGATCAGAAAGGTATGCAAATGCCTCAAAGATTCGGTGCTGCATCGAGCTATGGTAAGAAGTATGCATTAGGTAATTTATTTTTAATTGACGATACACAGGATAGCGACGCTACAAATGATCACGGCAAAAAAAGATTTGAACCTAAAAAACCAACTTTAACCTCTAAAAACGACCCAGCTTATGAAAAAGCGGTTAAGTATGTAACAGCAGGTGGTAAAGTATCGGCTATAAAAGCCAAGTATGCTCTTTCTAAAGAAGTAGAAGGTGCGCTAAACACACTATAATATGAACAAAGAAAAAGTAATTGAAAAGCTACGTAATGATGAAGATTACTACGGTGATTTTGGTAAAAAATATCTTAGTAATTCAGACATTAGTACTTTACTTACAAACCCTTTAAACCTTGGTAAAGCTTCTGAAGCTAGACCAGCATTTTTAGTTGGTGGTTATTTCCACACAGCTATACTAGAACCTGATAAACTTAAAAAGTTTAAAGTAATAGAAGCTACAACTAGAAATACAAAAGCGTATAAAGAGATGTCAGGCGGTGAACTTTGTTTGCTGCAACACGAAGTTGACAATATAGAGAAACTAACAGATAAAATGTTAGCTAACAAAATATGTTACGACTTAATTAGAAATTCAACAAATGAATATGAAAAACCTGGCATTACAGAACTTGAAGGTCAGATGTGGAAAGGTAAAGCTGATATTATAAATCATGACGAAAAGCTAGTGGTTGATTTAAAGACTACTGCAGATCTTAATAAATTTAAATATTCAGCTTCTAAATACAATTACGACTCACAAGCTTATATTTATAGTAAACTATTTGGCTATGAAATGGTATTTATTGCCATTGATAAAAACACAGAACAAATAGGTATATTTGACTGCTCACCAGAATTTTATGAACGAGGTAAGGACAAAGTCGAACGAGCAGTACAAGCTTATGAATTATTTTATAAGTCTGAAGGCTTTGATCCTAATCAATATTTTATTAATAAAACCCTTTAATTATGGCAAGAACCAGAAAAAACCAAACAAAAGTATGCAGTGTAACAGGATTAGAAACTAGTGTAAATAATTTTTATACTAATCAAACTCATGTTAAAGCAGTAGATAACTTAAGAAGAGCTACTGGTGCTACTAAAGAGCAAATGCAAAGAATGTTTAATCAAATAAATCAATACGTATAATATGGCAAGTATAATTAAGACTAGTATTAACCTTACTAACATTGATAAATCAAAAGTTATCGATGGTAAAAAAGGTAAATACTTACCAATTACTATTACGTTAAACGACGAAGTAGATCAGTTTGGTAATAACGGTCCTGTTTGTATAGCACAAACAAAAGAGGAGCGTGAAGCTAAAACTGCTAAAGTTTACTTAGGCAACGTGCAAGTAGTATGGACAAACGGCAACAACGTAGATGTTGCACCTAGACAAGACCAACCTGCTAAAGCCGCACCAGCTGCAGCACCGGTAGATGATTTACCATTTTAATTAAATTAAATGCAGACAGTAGAGATCAATGGATTTTTGATTGATGAGTTCAATCAACATAAGCTAGAAGAAGGGAAAAAGCAGGGTATATGTCCTCTTTGCTCGCACACTAGAAAACCCAAGAATCAAAAGGCAAAATGTGCTTCTTATGATTGGGAACGGGGTCTCGGTACTTGTCACAATTGTAATACATCATTTCAGCTACATACTTATAAACGCAAAGGTGAGACTATAAAGGTTTATGAAAGACCTAAGTATATTGACATCTCGCCAAAGAATAAAGTAGTTGAATGGTTTAAAACAAGAGGTATATCTCAGAAAACCCTTACCGATTTAAAAGTCGGTGAGGGATCTGAATATATGCCGCAAACAGGTAAGACTGAGAATACGATAAAGTTTAATTACTTTATGGGCGATCAACTTATTAATGTTAAATACAGAGATGGTCGCAAAAACTTTAAGTTATATAAAGGTGCTGAAAAAGTATTCTATAATATAAATAGTATTGTAGGTTACGATTACTGCGTTATAACTGAAGGTGAAATGGACGTGTTAGCATTACACGAGGCTGGTATACCTAATAGTATATCAGTTCCTAATGGTGCTACACTTAATAGTAATAATTTAGATTATTTAGATAATTGTATAGATTACTTTGAAGACAAAGAAAAAGTAATATTAGCAGTTGACTCAGATGAAGCAGGTCAAGCTTTGCAAGCAGAATTAGTTCGTAGGCTTGGAGCTGAAGTTTGTTACTTAGTATCATTTGATGATTGTAAAGACGCTAATGAATATTTAATAAAGCATGGACCAAAAAGATTATCAGAAATTATTTCAAGAGCGAGGCCTGTACCTTTGGAAAACGTCACAACTTTTAAAGACATTGAAGACGAGGTTACTGACTTTGTTCGCAACGGATTTAAAAAAGGCTATCAAGTCGGCTTGGAAAACTTTGATAACATTTTTAGTACTTATACCGGACAGTTTATTACTGTTACTGGGATACCTAGTAGTGGTAAGTCTGATTTTGTTGACCAGATGGTTGTAGGTTATAACCGTAATTATGGTTGGAAAACAGCTTTTGCATCACCAGAAAATGCTCCTACGTATTTACATGCTCATAAGCTTATGCGTAAGACATGGGAAGGTATGCCTACATCGTCTGATATACATGGAGAAAAATGGAACAACGTAGCTAGTCATGTTAATGATAATTACTTTTTTATTGACATGGAACGTTATACATTAGAATCAGTACTTCGTAAAGGCGCTGAACTAGTTAAACGTAAAGGTATTAAGTGCCTTGTCATTGATCCTTATAATAAAGTTAGAGACGTAGACTGTAAGACAGAAGATGTTAATAGATATACAATGGAATATCTTACTAAAATAGAAACATTTGCTAAAAAGTTTGATGTGCTTGTGTTCATTGTAGCGCATCCTACTAAAATGTATAAAGATAAAGAAGGTAAGATTGAAGAGCCAACAATGTATAACATAAAAGGAGGCGGCGAATGGTATGATGCTAGTTATCACGGTATATTAGTTCATAGAGATTACGAAGCTAAAACCGTTAAAGCTAAAGTTTTAAAAGTTAAGTTTCAAAACTTAGGTGAAAACGGCGCTGAAGCTCATTTTAAATGGGAGCATAAATCAGGTTGTTTTATACCGTTTGAACCAATAAGCATTAATGACGAACCAATGCCATGGGAATAAATGCCAAGAGTAAAGAAACAAACAATGGGAAGCTATTTGCCTACGTCGGAAGAACTAGTGGCATATCGGTGGTGTATAAACAACGGAATATATATATCCCCATTTGCAACTGGAGAAGCAACGTGGTATCTAGACATAGAGATTAACAAAAAAACTAATAGATCACCTAGTACATATGGTAAAGATACTATATGGATTAAGATGTATGAGTTTTATAAATATTATTACGATAAATATGCTAAATAGTTATAACAATGCAAATGAAGCTTACGAAGCGTTATTAGACGAAGCCATTTTACACGGCTTAGATTTTGATAACACTAAAGCTTTATTTAACTGCGGGTTTTATATACGTAACCCTTTGGATAATCATATAACCAATAAACAACGTAACTGGAAACTAGAATATGCGGAAGCTGAATGGCAATGGTATTTGTCTGGTGATCCAAGCATTGATAAGCTTGGTGAAATATATGGTAAAATACCGCCAATATGGGAGCGTATGGCTGACCATGAACGTAAAGTCAATAGCAATTATGGTTATCAGTGGAAACGTAATTGTCAAATAGATTATGTTTGTGCTAAGCTAAAAACTAATCCTAACACTAGACACGCCGCGATAAGTATATACGATGCTAAAGAATTTGATAAATACAAGAAAGATACACCTTGTACTTATGCTGTTCAGTTTACAATTATAAACAAAAAGCTTTGTATGTCTGTCTATATGCGTTCTAATGACATCTGGTACGGTTTCTGTAATGATCAGTATCAGTTTTCATCATTGCAAAAAATGATTGCAGACAGATTAAATTTTGAAATTGGTTGGTATTACCACCACGCGCATAATATGCACTTATATAACGACAAATTATAAATTATGTATTATTTATACCATATACCAGGTAAAAAGATCGGTGTTACACGTGATCTTAATAGCAGGGTTACCCTTATGCAAGGTTATAAGGAGAATGAGTACGAAGTTTTATTTACTAGCGATGATATAGATTTTATATCAAACAAGGAAATAGAACTTCAAAAGTCTTACGGCTACAAAGTCGATAGAAAACTATATAAAAACTTATTTAACAAAATGAAAATAAACGCAACACAGCAGACCTCAACTTTTCCTGTGCCAGTTAATAAATTAAAAGGCAGATTACAGGATAACATAGGTTTAAAATGGCAAACGGATTTTGGCCGGTTTGAAATTACTAAACAAAATATTCCGTGGATAATAGCTAACGTTAAAGAATCAATGTATAACAACGAAAGGTGTTATATATATAATAAAGCTTTTTATGAAGCCTTCTTTAACCCTCATCACACGCCAGATTTAGTTTTAAATAATAATCATTTTCCAGACAGATTTGATTTAATTAGAGACTGGGCTGCATCAAGAGGTTTATATGAAAAAGGTAACTCACATACACAATATGTAAAGCTTCAAGAAGAAGCTGGTGAGTTAGCTAAAGCATTGCTTAAAAATGATAAACCTGAGATTATAGATGCAATAGGCGACATTGTTGTTGTATTAACAAACTTAGCTCATTTACAAGGCACAGAAATAGAAGACTGTATTGATTCAGCTTATGTAGAAATAGCTGCGCGCACAGGCAAAATGATTAACGGAACATTTGTAAAAGATGAGAATTAAAACTGAAGACAAGATAGTACAAGCTGTACTAAGGAAGATGGACGAACGTAGCTTGGTAGGTCAAAAGAAATACGGAGCAACAATGATGCAAGAGATTGAAGGTCAGAAAAAAGATCTTAATCGTTTTCTAGTTGATGTACAAGAAGAATTAATGGATGCATTGCTTTATATTGAAGCTGCTAAACGTTGTTTGACTGATGAGATCGAAGAGGCAATGTTAAACAGAATTCAAGTACATGAAGCGGAAGAATTATAAAAGAAAAAAAGGACCAGTTCAGTCGAAGAAGATCTCATATGATGGGATCAACTTCGCTTCTGGCCTTGAACGCTATATGTATATGGCTTTGAAAAAAGCAAAAATAAAAGCTTTATACGAGGGAGAAACGTTTGAACTACAAGAAGGTTTTAATTTTCCTTTTGAATCTTACGAAAGATGCGGTAATGGTAAAGGAGATTATAAAAATAGAGGTAATAAAAAAATACATAATATAAAATATACACCTGATTTTATTGGTAAAAACTTTATTATTGAAACAAAAGGTAGAGCAAACGAATCATTTCCACTTAGGTGGAAAATGTTTAAAAAAATAATGGCAGATAAAAGATTAGAACCTTTTACACTTTATAAACCACAAAATCAAAAAGAATGCGACGAAACGGTAAGACTGATCCTCGAAAAGCTAAAGCAATAGCTAGACGTAAATATGCAGAACGTCAAATTGACAAATGGTGTAAATGGAGTTGGGATATAAGAGGTAAAATAAAATATAAAGAATTAGTAGAAAAACAAGATTATTATGGAATCAAGTGTTATTGATTATGTTTTAGAAAAATATCCTAAAACATTTAAAAATAAAAAAATAATAGTAATGGAAAATAAATCCTGCTATTTAGTTTCGACAAACAAAGATGCTTCACCATTAATATTAAGTAAAAATATAATATGAAAAAAAAAGATAGACAATGGAGTTTATCATTAGGGTTTTATCCAGGTATTTTATTTGGAGTAAGATCTTATAATGAGCAAAAACAAACAACACACGTTTTGTATATTCCTTTCATCGACTTAGCTTTAGAAATATATAACTAATGGGATTGTTCGATGAGCGCGTAGCGTACAAACCGTTTGAATATCCTGAGTATTATACTGAGGGTTGGTTAAAACAAGCTCAGGCATTTTGGTTACATACTGAAATACCTATGAGCGGAGATGTTAAAGATTGGAAAGAAAAATTAAATGACAAAGAAAAAAACCTTGTTGGAAACATACTACTCGGCTTCGCACAGACCGAATGCGCTGTCTCCGACTATTGGACGCAAAAAGTTGTATCTTGGTTCCCAAAGCATGAGATACAGCAGATGGCGATGATGTTTGGAAGTCAAGAGACTATCCATGCAGTCGCATATAGCTATTTAAATGAAACATTAAAACTAGAAGATTATGAAGCTTTCTTACATGAAGAGGCAACGGCTAATAGATTTGATAATCTGGTTGCTTACGACGGTGATAATACTACTGGTATTGCGAAAAGCTTGGCTGTATTTTCAGCCTTCGCCGAAGGAGTTAGTCTGTATAGTGCTTTTGCAGTGCTGTATAGTTTTCAGCTACGAAATTTACTTAAGGGTATTGGGCAACAAATGAAATGGTCTGTAAGAGACGAATCACTACATAGCAAAATGGGATGCAGATTATTTAGACACATGTGTGAAGAAGATAATAAACTATTGTCTGCTTGCAAATCAGATGTTATAAAAGCTGCTGAAATAATGGTTGATCTTGAAGAAAAATATATCAACAAGATGTTTGAAATGGGTGATATTGAAGGAATAAAAGCATATGACTTAAAACAATTTATAAGAAAAAGAACAAATGAAAAACTTGTGGAACTCGGTTATGCAGAGCTTAAAAATAAGTTCGCATATGACATTAACGCAGCGGCTAATCTCGATTGGTTTTATCATCTTACCGGGGGCGTTACCCATACTGATTTCTTCTCTATTCGTCCGACGGATTATAGCAAAGCTAATGAAGGAGAGGACTTTGAAGATATTTGGTAATATAAAAATAACAAAAGAAGATATATACAACGACCTTTATGAAAGAGAATAAATTAATAGAAATGAAAAATAAAGTTGAAGCACTTACTAGAGTGGTTCAGCAACTTATTAACGAGCTACAGTTTACAAGAGAACTAGCTGTAGGTTCTTTAGAAACAATTAAAAAAATGCCTGGATATGAAGAAGCATTGGAAAAACTTAAAAACGAAGTTACTAAAAAACCTAGTGAGACAGAAAAGACTGACACCACAGGAAAGACTAGCAAGTAGAATTGGATATATGGGTGCTGGTTTTTTAGTCGCGGCTCAATGGACTATAGAACCAGCTTTGTATATAATAGGTTTCTCTTGTGTATTAGTTCAAGTAGCGCAAAGAAAACAATGGAACTTAGTAGCTTTAAATATTAATGGGCTTGTAGCCTGGATAAAACATTTTATAATATAATGTGGAACAATGAATGGAAAAAGGGAGAAGATTATCCTAAATGGGGTGATACAGATGTATATAAAAAAACTATTGCAGGTGGTTACTTACTACAAGACGAAACACCTCGTGAAGCATACATGCGGGTTGCTAAAACAGTTGCGCGTAGACTTTATAAACCTGAATTGGCTGACACGTTTTTTGATTATATATGGAATGGTTGGTTGTGTCTGGCTAGTCCTGTATTATCAAACACAGGGACTGATCGTGGTCTACCTATATCTTGCTTTGGCATTGATGTTGCAGACTCGATACAGGATATAGGAAGTAAAAACTTAGAGATGATGCTGCTCGCTAAACACGGCGGTGGAGTTGGCATAGGTGTAAATCAAATTAGACCCGCCGGAGCAAAAATAACAGGTAATGGAACAAGTGACGGAGTTGTACCGTTTTGTAAAATATATGATTCAACTATACTTGCCACTAATCAAGGATCTGTCCGAAGAGG